GATATGACTAGAGCAAAACAAATGAAGTCTCTGTTCCGTATGATTACACCACACCTGACACTGAAGGACATTCCTGCCGTTGTAGTCAATCACACATACAAAGAGATCGGTTTGTTCCCCAAAGATATTGTATCTGGTGGTACTGGTGTCTACTACTCTGCCGACAATATCTTCATCATTGGCCGCCAACAAGAGAAACAAGGCACCGATGTTGTTGGTTATAACTTTATCATCAACGTTGAGAAGTCTCGTTATGTTCGTGAGAAGTCTAAGATTCCAATCGAAGTTACTTGGGAAGGTGGTATCAGTAAGTGGTCCGGTCTCCTAGACATGGCACTTGAGTCTGGTCACGTTGTCAAACCTTCTAACGGTTGGTATCAGATCGCCGCGAATGGTGATGACAGTAAAAAGTATCGCACCAAAGATACCTATCAGAAAGAATTCTGGTTGCCTATCTTGAAAGACGATACGTTTGTCGAGTGGATTTCTCAGAGATATCTAATCACTTCTGATTCAATCATGCAAGCAGAGGTTACTGAAGAGGATATTGAAGATGCCTACAGTGAAGTGTGATCGATGCGATTCTCAAATTGATATTGACAAAGACCCTGCAATATGTTTTAATAATGGCGATGAACAGGTTTACCTTTGTGAACCTTGTGTGGAAGATGTGAAGAGAGAATTTATTGATGAGATTAGAGAAACAAATATTATCGAATCTGATACTTGATGAAGAGTTTGCCAGAAAGGTAATCGCATTTCTAAGGGAAGATTATTTTCTTGATGCAGAGTACCGAACTGTTTTTCAGACGGTGGGTGAACACTTTCAGAAGTACAATTCGCCTCCGTCTAAAGGTGCAATCCTCATCTCCCTGCAAAACAATCGTTCTATCACAGAAGATTTGTATGCTAGATCGGAAGAACTTGTAAACAGTTTGAATAGTGTTGAGTCTGATTCTGATTGGATGATCGATCAGACCGAAAAGTTTTGCAAGGACAAGGCAGTTTACAATGCCATCATGCAGTCTATTCAGATCATCGATGGCCAAGACAAAATTCACACCGTCGATTCTCTGCCTAGTATCTTGTCCGATGCACTCAGTGTGGGATTTGATAACCATGTTGGTCACGATTATGTGGCAGACGCAGAGATGCGATATGAATACTATCACAGAGAAGAAGAGAAACTTCCCTTTGACCTTGATTACTTCAACAAGATCACCGAGGGTGGACTGAGTAACAAGACTCTCAATGTGGCACTTGCTGGTACTGGTGTTGGTAAGTCTCTGTTCATGTGTCACTGTGCCGCATCCTGTATCGAACAGGGTAAGAATGTTTTGTATATCACACTGGAAATGGCAGAGGAACGTATCGCAGAACGTATTGATGCGAACATGATGAACGTGCCAATCACAGACTTGCGTGATCTGTCCAAGAAAATGTTTGATGATCGGGTCGATAAGATCAAGAACAAGATCGATGGACGTTTGATTATCAAAGAGTATCCGACTGCCTCTGCTCACGTTGGACACTTCCGTACACTACTTGAAGAACTGAAAGTCAAACAGAACTTCATTCCAGACATCATCTATGTTGACTACCTAAATATCTGTGTGAGTCAAAGACTCCGTGGAAATGTTGGTGCAAACTCCTACACTATTGTCAAGAGCATTGCAGAAGAAATGCGTGGACTTGCTGTTGAGTTTGATGTGCCGATTGTCACTGCAACACAGACAACCCGTGGTGGATACAACAATAGTGATGTTGATCTGACAGATACTTCAGAATCTTTTGGTCTCCCCGCAACCGCAGACTTGATGTTTGCCCTGATTTCCACAGAAGAATTAGAACAACAGGGACATATCATGGTGAAACAGTTGAAGAATCGTTACAGTGATCCTACTCGCAACAAACGATTCATGATTGGTGTGGACCGCGCCAAGATGCGACTGTATGATTTGGATGAAGAAGCGCAACAAGACATCCATGACTCTGGTCAAGAAGACAACGGACCTGTTTTCGATAACAGTGCCTTTGGTTCTAGAGATAAGTTGGGTTCTATAAAACTATAAATAGAAGCATGATTAGTAAAATACTTTTTGGTTTTATTCTGGCTGGAGGCGCGGTAGGTTATCTCTACTACACGCAGACTCAAGCTGAGCTGATTGAGTTGCGAGAGTATAACATGGCGTTAGAAATCAAGACTCAAACCCAAGATGAAACCATAGACAAAATGAATAGTCAGTACCAATTGCAGGCACAGGCTCTCATGGATTTGACATCCAAAAATGCAGAGATTATTGCTGAAAGAGATCGGTATTTGGATATTTTTCGTAGACATGATTTGTCTAAACTGGCTGCTGCGAAGCCTGGCCTAATAGAACCGAGAGTTAATAATGCTACCAAAGAAGTTTTCGACAGTTTGGAAAGCGACAGTAATTACGACTTCAATCCTGATCCTTAGTGGTTGTGCGCTGATGAAACCGGCGCCCAGAGAAGTTGAGATCAGAACTGTCGAAATGAAGATTCCTATTCAACACCCCGTCATGCCGAGACCTATCGACATGAAAGACCCCAATTGGTATGTGGTGTCCGAAAAGAATCTGGAAGAATTCATGCAACGAATTCAAAAAGAAACTGGTGGTGTGTTCTTTGCAATGACCCCAGGCGACTACGAATTAATGGCTTACAATCTCCAAGAAATTAAGAGATTTGTAAAAGAAACTAGAGAAGTGATTATATATTATCGTACTGTGACTGCTGATGATGAAACTGAGACAGAGGTTGCAGATGACGGAAGAAACGAAGAGTAAAGAATTCCACCCCGCAGATTCAAACGGTGATGGAAAAGTAAGTAAAGAAGAAGAGGCAATGTATCTTGAATTCAAGAGACGCGAACTTGAAGACCAAGATGCCATGCGTGACTCCCAAAGGAAGATGGCGTGGTTCGCATTATTTGGAATGTTACTTTACCCTTTTGCAGTGGTCATTGCTTCTCTCGCCGGTTTGGATCAGGCACAAGATACTCTTGGAGACATGGCGCCTACTTATTTTGTTGCTGTTGCTGGTATCGTTGCCGCTTTCTTTGGCGCACAGGCTTTTAGTAAGAAATAATTTGATATGATCTATTTTAAAATTCCTCTGCAAATGACAGAGGACTTTCGTAATGAGTTTGAACAAATGATGTCTCAGAGTAAAGGTAATCTCTACAGACATCAAGTGCCGTATAAAGAGTCGGTCCCTCATGATTTAGATATTCTATTCATGACACCCCATCAACAATACCCTAACTTAAATCCTTCAGAGTATCAAAGAAATCTAATACAGCGGGTGGTGGACATCGTACACCCAGATGTCCCTCTCGCCGCTTTCCCCGCTACTATGTTTCACATTCCTCCACACGGGCAAGTGCCAGCTCACGTTGACAACCCTGCGTATGGTAGAAGGACGGGAATTGTTTTTCCAATAACACCATACGATCCAGACAAGTGGGCTCCCTGTAAGGTTGGAATACCCGAACCCGATACGGATTGTGAGTTTCATTCCTGCTATGCCTTTTCTACTGATGCCCGTCACGAAGTATACAATAACGAATATGCCCGTTCAATGGTGCAAATTTGGGTCGATTTGGACTGTTCAGAGGTTTATGACAGGTTCAAAACGGGAAAACTTTTTAAGTCATTGAATTCTAAGGATTTCTTTTTCCTTTAAAATCAACGACTTATAAAAAAATGAAATTTTTTTTATTTTCCTTATAAATCAATAACTTACAGACTCCCCTCGACTTGACATCTGCCCCGATAGCTGTCATAATATATGTGTAAATTGAGTTGAGAGAGGTTTTTTGGTTATGTTTCGATTGTTTCAGTTAGACATCCCCCGCGAAGAGTTCAACGCCGTCAATCGGTTGGGTTGGACCGAGGCGATGTCACAGTTTCCCCGCATCGAGGCTCACATGGCATTGTCCACTGGTGGTTCTGATGCTTACGTCACTGAGTACGATCAGTACTTCAAACATGTCGCTGACATTGATGTGAATGACCCCGAAAAGGCATTCCTTGTTCACAACAATCCGCATGGTCGCACCGATTTTGACTGGCTTGTTGTTCGATACGGACCCCAACATTCGATGTCCGTTGGTGACATTCTGGTTGGTGAGTACGGTGAAGTTCTCATGGTAGACAATTCTGGGTTTACTCAGTTGATGTCTTCTCACCTTGGTGCTGATGTTGTGGAGGCTGCGTAATGGCTCGTTGGGAAGAATTTGAGTGTGTTTTGTGTGGTGAGAAGTTCAATGAGTATGGCAACAATCCATACCCGTTGGCAGAAGAGGGTGAATGTTGCGACAGTTGCAACAATGATGTGATCGTTGCGCGACTTGATGCAATGAACAAAAATTGGACGGTGAGTAATGACTCTAACTAAAGCAGGACGTATTATTAACGCTGAGGCCGAGTTCCTTGGCAAGACATGGGATTGGGTGATGAATGCCGTCGCCACAAACCCCATGATGTTCCCCAACCGTGTCATCGAGGCACACAAGGTTCTGACATCATGAGTAATTGGATTGATTGCGGATGCCCAAGAATAGACCGCGTGTCAGGCAATGGATGTATACAATGCAATCCAGAGAAGGCTTACTTTGTGGCAAAAAACCGCCCAGACGAACGTGATCTGAATTTGTTTTTGGATCATTGGCTTATTGTTCGGAAAGACGGGGATACTGTATTGAACGGGACTGCCGAGGATTTTGAACAGGGTTTGAGGAAGTTGGTACTATGAGATTTTTGTTGGTTTTGTTTTTTTGTTTAACGACGAGTCACGCGCTCGCTCAATTTCAAGATGACAATCTGAAGATTACTCTAGAGACGCCCAGATATAATGCCAGTATTGGCCAGATCGGACAGATTCGTGGATGGTCTTTTCATCCGAATCAGGTAGTCGATATTGTCGAGATTTATATTGACGGTGAGTTCTACTCTGAAGTTCCTGTGGGTGGTCAACGAAACGATGTGTACAACGCATATCCAAACGGTGTAAACTCCAGATATTCTGGGTGGGCCCAAACAGTAAACTTCAAAGACTTTGCTGAGGGGTATCATGATCTAGAAGTTCGTGCATACACTACCGCTGGCAGATACAATTCCGTGACGGGTTATTTTTGTGTAGAGAAGGTGCCTGGGGGTAACTTTATTTCTGACCCCACTAGAATAGATTTCAAATCTATGGAGTTGTTTCACATGGCGAAGAATGCCGTGTTGCTACAGAAAATCACAATTGACGGTGAGTTCTACAACATGGAGTTGCATTGGGACACTGCTACACAAGGATTCATTGTTGAGCAAGTGGAACCTTATGTGAGCAAAACTGATCTGCAAGACACTGACTACGAAGGTTGGTGTACAATTTGTAATCCAGAAGGAGAGTAGTAATGAAACTGGTGTTTGCGTTGGTTGTGATAATCAACAATTTGCCTAACAATACTGATGGTATGTATTTCCAGAATGCCGCTGACTGTAATCGCAAGGCCTTTGAGACCGAGACAGGTTTCGCTGGGTCCGGTCCAGACGGTGCTGTAAAAAGTTGGAAGTCCAATGGTGTAAATATTCGTGCGTATTGTGAGCCACGAATGGTAGACAAAAACGAACAGGTATTCTAATGAAGTATTTTATTTGTGCATTTATGATGATGCCCACAGTGGTATTTGCCTTGTCTCTCAGACAACCAGTGCCCGATCCGGTTGTGATTATGTATCCAGACGGCAGTACCTACACACTGGAAGATGGCGAGTACGCTTATGTTTCAGACGAAGCAGTTTTTCGGAAACTTGAAAAAGAAGTGAACGAGAAGCTCAACATTCTTTTGGAACAGATGGGACCAAACGAGAAACGAGATTACCAGTGGGAAATTACTCCGTTGCCGGTTGACCCCTGCATCCCTTTCCCAGAACAGTATGAGTGTTGGGATGAAGACGATGATGAAGAAGAGGAGATATACCCCGTTGGCGGATAAAAGATATTTCAAAGAAATAACCAAGTGGGAGAAGTGCGAGTACCCTGTCAAGAATCACACATATATATTTGAAGACTCAAAGTGTGTGGGATATATCAAGACTGGCACTAAAGAAGAAATCATTTTCTCAAAACCTTCCCGCCAGTTTGTAAAGAGTTATCGCAAGTTTGTCGAGATTTTCCCTTGACAAACTTCTACTTTTTTGGTATATTTAACTTTTAATCGGAGAAATTATGTCGTCTTCTAGAGAACATTTGCAAAAGATTGCAGACTTTATCAAGACTCTTCCGCCGGAACAGGTTGAGGTTGCAACAAACATTTATCAGACATATGCTTTTGTGGCGCGGTTGTTGAATCCAGAAGACTTTGGACTGGCAGTATCCGCTGAGGTCAGAGACGAAGCAAGAGCGTGTCTCGGTCTGCCGAAGGTAGAACAAAAGTTTTACCAGTGAGTTTATCTGCCCATAGCTCAACTGGATAGAGCATCAGCCTTCTAAGCTGAGGGTTCGGGGTTCAAGTCCCTGTGGGCAGGCCAAATAGGAAAGAAAATGCCAACATATAAGTTTCACAATAAGAATACTGGTGAAGTGTGGGAAGATTTTATGGGTATCTCCGCATCGGAAGAATACTTAAAAGAGAATCCCCACATTGAACGAATGGTTGCTGGTGCGCCTGGCTTAGTGGGTGGACATGGTGATCGAACCAAACCAGATGGAGGATTCAAGGAAGTCCTCTCAAAAATCGCAGAGGCGAATCCGACATCGGCTCTTGCAAATGATTATGGCAAGAAGGATGCCAAGTCGGTTGCAGTACGAAATATTACACAGAAATATCAGCCAAAATGATATTTTCGTGTATAAATAATTTTTGAACCATTGTAGCTACAAGAGGATTTGATATGAATAGGTTCATTACTACCGCAGCTTTGTCGTTTATGGTTGCGTTCAATGTGGGGTGTGCTTCGGCCTCAGGAAGTGAGTATTATGAAGCAATTCGCAAGACCGCAGAAGCCCAGGCTCTCGCGTCAGAAGCGAAGTATCGTGCGCTCGCACAAGTCGCCGCAAGTGGTGATGGTCAGGCTGCATCCGCAGCTGTTATGGCTATCGCACTGTCTCAAGACAAAACCGTTGCACCGCAGTACGTTGAGTCTTCCGCTCTAAAGTGGGCGCAAGTTCTTACACCTACTGTTGGTACTTTGGGTCTTGGTTTGATTCAGGCCGGTGTTTCCAAAAATGCGTCTGACAACGCCGCTAAAGTCCAGATGGCAAGTATGGCTAGTAACGAAGCCATTCAACTTGGTCAACAGGGCATGGTTGCTGGTATGGTCGGCGATCTGAGTACTGGTTGGGCTGATACCGCAGCTGCTGGTGGTGCCGCTACTGCTGAGATTGCAATCGCAGGATTCGATGCACTGAATATTGCGGGTGGTCAAACTGCTGATGTCGCTATCTCTGGTATGACTACCATTGGCGATGTTGCTACCGCTGGGTTCACTCAGATTGGTGCTACTGCTGAAGACGGTATCAATGCAACCAGTGCAGTTGGTCTTGCTGGTATGACTAGTCTTGTGACTTTGGGTACTACTGGAATTGCCGCTACTGAGAACACTGGTATTAGTCTTGGTACTACGGGAATGACTAGTCTCGTCAGTCAGAATGATTCTTGGTTGGATTATTCTGCGACACGGGATGCTAACATTCAATCAATTCTTGCAGACTTCAATGCCACGATTCAACAGTTGGGTACTGATCTTGCAACACCGATCACATGCCAAGATGATGGTACAGGCACTGTCGTTTGTAACTAATTACATCAAAAGTGTGATAAATAAGGGGGGTAACACCCCCTTTTTTTATGGAGTAAATTATGGATAAAAAAGAAGATTTTGCTGGTCACTATAAAGAATTGTTTGACCCAGATGAACTTAAACTACTTGAAGATAAGGCTCAAAAAGAATTTCTGAAAGGTTCTCAGATATTTGATTCTAATATCGAAGAGGAAGAAGTTAAAGCACTTGCTGATGCACTGTCAATTGACTATATTGAGAAGTGGAAAGTATATGCTCGTATGCAACTTGCAGAGAGAAACTTTGAAAGGTCGGAGAATCTTAGAGTTGCCCTTACTCAGAAGTTGGTTCACGCAAACGCAAACCTTGAAGTCGCCCTCAAAACACTTGAAGACAAGAAGATTGCAGTGGCATATGAATTGAAAGAGAAAGAGAAGGCCAAGGCACTGGTAAAGGAACTCCGTGCTGAAATCAAGTCGCTGCAAAAACCTAAAGAGGTTTCAAAGCGTTCGGCCCCCGAAAAAAAGTCCGCGGCCAAAAACGCCTGAGAGGTTTTTTATAAATAATGGCATGTATAGTTTCTCATCATATTTAAAAGAAGATGCTCAAGGAAAGAATCTTCATCTAGAACACCTAGAAGACGAAATCATAAATTTCGGAATCGGTGGGGCTAGAGGCGCAATTAACTTTTTGCAGTCTTTGCGTGATATGCTTTCTGGTAGTTCTCGCTCTTCTGTTCACATGACCGTGAAGTGGGACGGCGCGCCTGCGATATTCGCTGGTACTGATCCGTCTGATGGGAAGTTCTTTGTCGCCAAGAAGTCCGTGTTCAACAAAACACCGCTACTATATAAGACAACAAAAGAAATTCAGTCTGACCCCAAACTTCCACAGGCACTCAAACCCACCTTTATTACTGCACTCAATGAATTCAGTAAATTAGGTATAAAGGGTGTCTTGCAGGGTGATCTGATGTTTACCAGTAGCACTCTGGAAACAGAAACTATTGATAACGTCAGATATACCACATTTCAACCGAATACAATCGTCTACGCAATCCCAAGTGGGTCTGCACTGGATCGACAGATTCGTGCCGCGAAGATCGGTGTTGTGTGGCATACCACATACTCGGGTGACAGTCTGCAAAACATGCGGGCGTCATTTGGTGCCAATATAAGTGGGTTGAAGAAAACCAGAAGTGTGTGGATGGACGATGCATCCTACAGAGACGAAAGTGGCACTGCCACATTTACCAAATCAGAAACCGCCGCGATCACCGCAAAACTGTCCACTGCCGGTAGACTGTTTCAAAACATTGATGCGGGACAATTGAAGACTTTTCTCCGTCTGCAATCTGCACTGGAAGCTTCTAGTCATACCGCTGGTGCAACACTCAAAACCTACAACAACTCAAAAGTTCGGGTAGGTCAGAAAGTTACCAATGTCCGTCAACATGTGGCAGGATATGAAAAGTGGGTAGAAGATAAGTTTGACGCTGCGATCAACAAATTAAAAACACCGGCTTCCAAAGAGAAACTTGAAAAGAAAAAGAGAGAGACGATCAGAGAACTCAAAAGATACAACAATTTGCTCATCAATGTGGTTGGTTTCCAAAACGAACTGGTTGAAGCAAAAATGCAGATCGTCAGAAAACTGAACGGTATCAAACAAATGATGGATACCTTTGTTCGCACCAAACAAGGATTCAAAGTCACTGCACCGGAAGGTTATGTTGCGATTGATAGAATTGGTGGCAATGCAGTCAAGTTAGTAGACCGCATGGAATTCAGTTACAACAACTTCACCGCAATCAAGGCGTGGGATCGATGAGAAGATTAACAGAAGAAAAAGAAAAACATGTCGTGTTTGCTTTTGGCAGAATGAACCCACCTACCGCCGGTCACAGTAAACTGGTGGACAAGGTTCACTCTCACGCAAAGTCTATTGGAGCAGACCACAAAGTTATCGTAAGTCACTCTCAGGACAAACACAAAAATCCTCTGTCATCTGCACAGAAGATTCGATATCTAAAACATGTGCATCCGCATGGGAAGTTTGAGGCATCCTCTCACTCCCAACCACACGTTTTTGCACACCTCGCAAAGATGCACAAAGAGGGTCACACCCACGTTACTATGGTTGCCGGTTCTGACCGTGTACATGAGTTTCACAAACTGATAAACAAGTACAACGGTAAGAAAGGTAGTCACGGATATTACAAATTCAAGAGTCTGAAAGTAGTCTCTGCTGGTGCCCGCGATCCAGACGCAACGGGTGTTGCTGGTATCAGTGGAACCAAGATGCGAGCACACGCATCCAACAACGATTATAAATCTTTTAAGTCTGGTTTACATAAGAACACCTCTCATGGTGAGGCCAAGAAACTATTCCACGCTACGAGAACGGGAATGGGTCTAAAAGAAGATGAGATCAGACTATCTTTTTCCGCTTTTCTTAGGGAGTCAAAATGAAAATTGAAATGAATCGAGCAGCTGTTTATCAACAGTTAAAAGAGGATGAAGGTGTAGAGTATGAAATTTATCTTGACCACCTCGGTTACCCCACATTTGGTGTGGGACATCTTATCTTAGAAAGTGATCCAGAACACGGTATGGATGTCGGAACTGCGATTCCAGAAAATAGAGTCAGAGAGTGTTTCGACAAAGATTTGGATATTGCTATTGATGAGTGCGTTGCACTTTATGGTGAGGCATTTGCAAAGTTTCCAGATGAGGTTCAACAGATTTTAGTCAACATGATGTTCAATATGGGTCGCACCCGTTTATCTAAATTCAAAAAAATGAACGCACATTTACTCTGTGCAGAATGGGCGGCCGCCGCAGAAGAGGGCAGAGATTCTTTGTGGTACAAACAAGTGCCTAACCGAGCAAAAAGACTGATGGGTAGGTTGGAGGAAGTATGAGAACTTTTCTAATTGGTGTTGTATTTTTGTCTATGGTAGGATGTTCTCAACTCACAGGATTTCTCCCCGACAAGTTTGACAGTACAGAATATGGTGCATTGGTAGAACTCGCAGTCGTATCAGAAAACACAAAAGAATGTGACCGAGATGCGATGGAGCTTGCATGGTCAAAGAGTGCATTTCTGGAGAAGTATTCCGAAAATACCATGAATGAAAACAATGCGGCGATCTACACTCAAATCCATGATCTAGTGAACGAACTGAAAATCAGACAGGAACCATCGCCTGGTTACTGTAGAATCAAGTGGGGAAACATTTCTTCTATTGTAGAAGAAGCATTAGTCGTATCTGGGAGTAGAATGAAATGACAGAAGAACAACTCATAACAAAATATTCTCAGAAGGTTCGTGAATTGAACGAACTCTTAGATTCTGGAATGATATCTCAGGCAGAGTATGAAGAACTGGTGCAAGATTTTACTGACATTGAAACTATTCGTGATGACATTAAAGAAGAGGACATGAAAATTAAGGCGGCTAAAATCATAGACGCCATCTCCCATCTGATTAAAATCTTATAAATAGTCATATGGAAAAATCATTCAAAGACTTTGTACCACTTGAAGAGGGTGTAAATGATCCCGCCATCTTCAAAGCGGTATTTTTGGCAGGTGGGCCAGGCAGCGGAAAATCTTTCGTTGTCGGTAAATCCGCACTGTCCTCGTTTGGTCTAAAATTAGTAAACTCCGACAATGCCTTTGAGCAAGCACTCAAGAAGGCGGGTATGGAGAAAACACCAGAGAACATTTTCTCCACCAAAGGCCAGTCTTTGCGTGATCGTGCCACTTTCATAACCAAAAAGAAACAACAGGGTTACCTAAATGGTAGACTCGGTTTGGTCATCGATGGCACTGGAAAAGATTTTGAGAAAATCAGAACACAAAAAATAGAATTGGAAAAGTTGGGATACGAGACCGCAATGATTCTCGTCAACACCGACTTGGACACTGCTGTTTCCAGAGATAAGAAACGCGAAAGAACTCTGGGTAAAGAAAAAGTAGAACCAATGTGGAGGTCGGTACAGAACAACATTGGTAAATTCCAAAACCTATTTGGCAATCAATTTATTGTTGTCGATAATACAGAGGGTGCCAACTACGAAGGTGGCATCATGTCTGCTTATAGAAAGATCGGTCAGTGGACAAGACGGCCTCCTAACAATCACACTGCTCAAAGATGGATTCGTGACCAGAAACAACGCAGAGGTATCAAAGAAGATCAGGAAATATCCGAAGATTTACGCAAGTGGTTTGGTAAGGGTCCAAAAGGTGATTGGGTCCGTGTAGGCACAGACGGAGATATCAAAGGTAAGTGTGCGAGGGAGCCGGGAGAAGGTAAACCCAAGTGTATGCCCAGATCAAAGGCACACAGTATGTCCAAAGATGACAGGGCAACGTCTGCCAGAAGAAAGAGAAGGAAAGACCCAGTTGCAGATCGTAGTGGCAAGGGTGGTAAACCCATCATGGTCAAGACGGATGTCAAAGAGGATAAACAGAAACCTTCCGCACAAGATCGTTTTGCAAACAGGTTGAAAAAGACTCACGGTATGGACTTGGATGCCAAGTTGAAGTACTATGAGGACATGAAGAAAAAATTCCAACAGACATCCGCCAAGGCAGTCAAGTCAGAAGAGAAGATTGATGAGACTCCACAGTGGATGCAACCCGCACTGGCGAAAACCGTTTACAAGACTCAGTACAAACATGCTCACAAACTTCTGAAGAAGATTGTAGACCGCAAGAAAAAAGAGAGTGGTGGTAAACTCCGACACGGAGTTGAATACTATGCCGCAAAGGTTGCACCACAAGTTTCAGACAAGGTTGATCCCAGAACTCTTGCTAAGATGTACGAAGATGTGCAGATCAGTCGATACGAGTGGGGCAGACCAGAGGGAACTGCATACCTCAAGGCAGTTACCCCAGGCGAACCAGGCGAAACCACAAAGAAAAACAAAACTACCAATAAGTATCACTACAAGGCAAAGGTAGAAGAACATTGTGGTTGTGAAGAAGAGAAAGAGTACGATGTTCTGGAAATGGATCATCATGTTTTCAGTAATGAAGAAATTGCTGATATGGAAAATCAAATCGACGGTATGACATTTGATGATTTGGTTGACCTTGACATATATGATGCAGACGAATTAGAAGACTTTGAATCTGCTGATGAAGATGACGAAGGGGATATTCACGATAACATTGATATCCTTGAAAATCTGACAATTCAAGGTAGAATGAAACGTCGATTCAACGCTCGTCGTAACAAACAAAAACTGAAAGTTGCTCGCATGAGGGCATCTAGAAGAGCCGCAGACCCCGCCAGAATCAAGAGAAGGGCATCTCGCGGTGCAAGAAATATGATTAAGGGTCGAATTGCGAGGGGTAGAGATATTAAGACATTGCCTCCCGCAGAGAAGGCAAGAATTGAAGCGATGGCAAAACGTTTCGGTGGTCTTGTTGCAAGACTCGCACAGAGAATGGTTCCAGTAATCAGAAAGAACGAACTGAAGAGACTGACCTCAAGAAGAACCAAACCACAGAAGGCGAAAAAATACAATCCCGCTAGAGCAAAGGCACAGGCTTCTAAACAGAAGGCGAAGAAATTTAAGGTGAAAAAGAAATGAAGACTTTCCTAGAATTTTTGGATGAAGAGGGCATGAAGGGCATGACCGTTAAGGGTGGTCATAAACTGCCCGTGTCCAAAGGTGCCGGACTGACCAAGAAGGGTGTCGAAAAGTATCGAAGACAAAATCCAGGCTCTAAATTGCAGACCGCAGTCACCACTCCGCCTAGTAAACTAAAGCCAGGTAGCAAAGCCGCAAAAAGACGCAAATCATTCTGTGCCCGTTCTCGCGGGTGGACCGGAGAAAGAGGTAAGGCCGCAAGACGCCGCTGGAACTGTTAAGAGTTAAAATTTATTATGAACATTGATGAAATTTTAGAATATACAAGGGAGTACTTGGGTAGAGGACTTGCTT